TGATGACAGTTCCATTAATATATTGGATTGGGCCGAAATTCAAGAGGTTGATGTGGCTATTCGACCATATAATTGGTCTATGCATGAGGGGACCAAGAACGCTAAGAGTGGCGTTAAAGCCTATGTTAAAACGATGCGTGTAGTTATAGTCGAGGATGAGTTTGAACATAAATATGTCAACTCCCCGGACAGTGCAGCCGCATCAATAGGTGGTTGTGGTAACTGTGAAGCTTGTGACGGTAGTTGTAAGCATCATGACGATTGAGTTAAGGGATTACCAAATTGACGCCATAGAGAAACTAGAGTCAGGCTCCATACTATGTGGTGGAGTCGGCTCTGGTAAATCCAGAACTGCCTTAGTTTATTTTTTTATTAAGGTTTGTGATGGTAGAATAAAGATCAACGGTAAAGGTCACACCGTTGCGATGAAGAAACCAAAGGATCTTTATATCATCACCACAGCTAAGAAACGTGACTCCCTCGAATGGGATGGGGAATGCGCACCGTTGATGCTTTCGCGAAAACCAGAGTTAAGTATTAATAATGTAAAAGTCATTATTAATTCATGGAATAACTTACCGAAATACGCTAGCATCAAAAACTCATTCTTTATTTTTGATGAACAAAGATTAATTGGTTCTGGAACGTGGGTTAAATCCTTTTTGAAAATCGCAAAAGTAAATCGTTGGATTCTATTAAGCGCTACTCCTGGAGATACATGGGGTGATTATATTCCGGTATTCCTGGCAAACGGTTTCTACAAGAATCGTACAGCGTTTCTCCAAGAACACGCAGTATATAATCGATTTACTAAATATCCAAAAATTGAAAAGTTTATAGGCACCAAACGATTAACTAAACAACGCGATCAGATCACAGTAATTATGCATTATGAGAAACAAACTACATCAATTACCGAAACGGTAGTCGTACCATTCGATAAAGAAATGTTTAATCAAGTCATGGTTAAACGATGGAATATATTTGCAGATAGACCGGTTAAGGCTATTGGCGAATTATGTTATCTAATGCGTAAAGTTGTTAATAGCAATCCAGCTAGATTAGATGCCGTTAAGAAAATTATCAAAGAGCATCCTAAAGTAATTATATTTTACAATTTCGATTATGAACTGGAAATGCTTAGAACTCTCGGATCGTCTTTGTCAATCCCATCTAATGAATGGAACGGTCACAAACACCAAGAAGTACCGAAAGGTAAAACCTGGATTTATCTAGTACAGTATTCTGCTGGAGCAGAGGGATGGAATTGTATTGAGACCGATACTACAATTTTCTATTCGCCGAATTACTCGTACAAAATAATGGTTCAAGCAGCAGGTCGAATCGATCGTCTTAATACTCCATTTTCTAAATTGTATTATTATCATCTCCGATCTAATTCTACTATTGATTTATCAATAGCCAAAGCTATACGAGCGAAGAAAGATTTCAATGCTTACAGGTTTATGAAGATGTAGCCCTCGCGTGAAAAACATATGCTATAATAGAGGAGATATGCCTCTTTTTATTTTTCTGTGTATAGGCGGTGACCCATGTTAGAAAGTGCATTTCAGGCCACTCTTATTAAAGAACTTGAAACGTTGTTTGTTGGTTGTGTAATTTTAAAAAATGACGCTAACTACATTCAAGGGTTTCCTGATTTATTAATTTTATATAAAGATCATTGGGCAGTCTTAGAATGCAAACAAAATGCAAAATCTAAGTTTCAACCAAATCAAGAATACTATCTCGAATTACTTGACGGTATGTCATATGCGAGTGTTATTTATCCAGAAATAAAAGAGGAGGTATTACATGAACTTCAAAAAGCATTTAGACATCGACGGACAACACGCATTCCTAAGCGCTAGTAAATACCACTGGGTAAATTACGATACTGAAAAACTCGCTATGTCATACTCAAAATATTTAGCGGCACAACGAGGAACTCGACTTCATGAATTTGCACATGAATGTATACAACTCGGTATCAAACTTCCTAAAACCAAGAAGACTCTAAACCTTTATATCAATGACGCTATCGGCTACAAAATGACAACGGAACAAATATTATATTATTCTGAAAATTGTTTTGGAACTGCTGATGCTATAGCGTTTCGTCAAAACATTCTTAGGATTCATGATCTTAAGAATGGTTCTACCCCAGCTTCATTTCGTCAGCTCGAGATCTATGCTGCTTTATTTTGCCTAGAGTATAACGTGAAGCCAGACACCATAACTATAGAACTTAGACTCTATCAATTAGATGAGATACTAATTCATGAGCCACTGCCTGAAGACATTCTCTACATAATGGATAAAATCATAATGTTCGATAAACAACTAGACAAAATTAAGATGGGAGAATGACCATGCCTGATGAGATATTGCATTATGGGACCCCCCACCATTCGGGACGATATCCATGGGGATCAGGAGATGACCCTCAACAGAGAAATAAAAGTTTCCTAGGGTATGTTGATGACCTCAAAAAGAAAGGCGTTAGTGACGTTGAGATATGTAAAGGTCTTGGTATAACTACTCAACAGCTTCGAGCTAGAAAGTCAATAGCTAAAGCTGAATTACGTAAAGCTGATGTCGCCCAAGCAATCAAATTAAGAGATAAAGGTTATTCTAATGTGGCTGCTGGAAAACGTATGGGTATTAACGAATCGTCCTTTAGGGCATTACTTGATCCAGCTATTCAAGAACGTTCTGCAATAACCGAGTCCATAGCCAATATGCTTAGAGAAAGTGTTGATAAAAAAAGTTACATTGATGTTGGGGTCGGAACCGAAAGACATATGGGTACGGGTATAAGTAGAACTAAATTAAAAACGTCAATTGAAATGTTAAAAGAGGACGGTTATACTGTTCATTATATTCAAGTGGATCAAGTAGGTACCGGAAAAAAGACAAGCGTTATGGTTTTAGCTAAACCAGGAACCCCCTATTCAGAAGTCTACAAGAATCGTGATAAAATTAAAATGGTTACCGATCATTCCGAAGATGGTGGTAGATCATTCCTAGGACTGGAGCCCATAAGAAGTATCAATTCAAATAGGGTTCATATCCGGTATAGGGAAGAAGGCGGCTCTGATAAAGATGGCGTAATCGAATTGAGAAAAGGTGTTGAAGAGTTATCTTTAGGCAAATCTAAGTATGCACAAGTTCGTATCGGTGTCGATGGAACTCATTATATGAAAGGAATGGCTATGTATAGTGACGATGTTCCAAAAGGAGCTGACATCATATACAATACCAATAAACCAAAGGGTACCGATCCAAAGAAAGTTTTCAAAGAAATGAAAGATGATCCCGATAACCCTTTTGGAGCAGTCGTTAGACAACAGCATCATATAACTGAAGACGGAAAGAAGAATCCTAATTCGTCTGAGATGTTAAATCTTAAACGTAACGGTTTATCGTATGACCAAATAGCTGAAAAAATGAACTTATCAAAAGCTACGGTTAAATCTTGTATTGGTGTAAAAGCATTAAATATTGTCAACGAAGAAGGCGAATGGCAAGAAAAATGGGCTAAAAGTTTATCTTCACAAATGTTATCGAAGCAAACACCGAGCCTCGCAAAGAAACAATTAGGCTTAACGTATGCTGCCAAAAAAGAAGAATTCGACGAGATCGTAGCATTAAACAACCCTGTAGTTAAAAAGAGACTTCTTGATTCGTTTGCCGATGATTGCGATTCTGCGGCTGTACATTTAAAAGCTGCAGCACTTCCAAGAGAAGGTTGGCATGCTATTCTACCATTTCCTGGAATGAAGGAAAATGAAATATTTGCGCCTAATTACGACAATGGCGAACGAGTAGTTCTTATTAGGTATCCTCATGGTGGAATATTTGAGATCCCAGAATTAGTAGTAAATAATAGATATGCCCCAGCTAAGAATTCAATCGGACAAGCAAAGGATGCAGTTGGGATTAATCATAAAGTAGCGGAGAGATTATCTGGAGCAGACTTTGATGGAGACACCGTACTCGTTATACCGAACCCTCCAAGTGTTGGTATTAAAACTAAGTCGTCATTAAAAGGTCTTAAAGACTTTGATCCTAAAATTAGCTATAAACCTTATGATGGTATGAGAACTATCGATGGCGGAACGTATAACGAAAAGACAGGTAAAGTCGACTATGGTGGAAAACGTCCAGTAACCCGAACGATGCAAGTAAAAATGGGAGACGTGTCAAATCTAATAACTGACATGACTATTAGAGGGGCAAATGATGACGACATAGCTGCTGCAGTAAGGCATTCAATGGTTATGATTGATTCGGTAAAACATAGTCTTAACCACACACAATCTTATAAAGATAACGGGATTGCTAAGCTTAAAGAGCGATATCAGGGTTCTAAAAGTAGTGGCGCATCCACTCTAATTTCAAGAGCTTCCTCCGAAACATCGGTCAATTTTAGAAAATTAAAAACAAACACTAAGAAGATGACTCCGGAAGAATTAGAAGCGTATAATTCAGGCAAGAAAGTGTATTCATATACCGATGAAACATATACGAACAAGAAAGGTAAAACTGTTTCTAGACGAATCGCTTCTAAGAAGATGGCTGAAGTGGACGACGCGTTTGACCTATCTTCTGGAACGCGAATGGAAACGGTGTATGCTACTCATGCAAATAGTTTAAAGGCTCTTGCTAATTCTGCACGAAAGGAGTCAATAAGCGTTAGACCCATCGCTTATTCGCCATCTGCCAAGAAAGCATATGCTCCTGAAGTGGCGTCATTAACTGCGCATTTGAACATAGCTTTAAAGAATGCCCCATTAGAAAGACAGGCCCAAATATTAGCCAATACCGTGATCTCGGCCAAACGGGAAGCTAATCCCGATATGGATTCATCCGATCTTAAAAAAATCAAAGGGCAAGCCCTTGCTGAAGCACGAACACGGTTAAACGCAAAGAAACAACGCATTGACATCACAGATCGAGAATGGGAAGCTATTCAATCCGGGGCAGTTAGCACTAACACATTAACCCAGATCCTTAGTAACACCGACTTAGACAAAGTTAAACAATTAGCTACGCCTAGAACTAGCTCTTCGTTGACTAAAGCCAAACAAGCAAAGGCTGAGTTAATGCTTGCTGCTGGTTACACTCAAGCCGAAATTGCTAATCATCTTGGCGTATCAGCATCGACAATATCTAAACTAATACAGTAAACGTGAAAGGATAATGTTTTATGAATCAATCGATGTTAACGACCGTTGATAATCCATTTGATCCATTCACACAGTTTGATGAATGGATGGAGTTTGACGAAGCTAAAGGTTACCATTCAAGTGCGTATCTTGCTAGAATAGTGAAGTCGTCTGACGATTTAAGCGAAGCTGATCAGGATATTGCTATCGAGTTAGCTATTGATGAGATCGTTGAACTAAACATTCTTGGTATATACAAAAAAGTGACAATGGATCAATGAGATATATCTGTCGTTAGATATAGGGGGGTCTCTCGCAAAACCTACCCCCTCCCCATAT